GGACAGCGGGGACATCACCCTGGAGCTCGGGAACGCCAAACGCAAGGTCTCTCCAGACGAGTGGACTACGCTCATGGCCAACCACTACGGGGACACCTACTACGAGCACGCAGAGAAGCGAGCCAGGCAGACGGTCAACGCAGTGCTCCGACACGTCCCCAGAAAGCTCCTGGAGGACCTCAAGGGTCGCACCGAGGCCTCTCGCCTGGCCGAGCTCAAAAAACGTGTCCCAGAGGTCTATGAGAAGCTCCAGGCGGCTTTCCGTAGGGCGGGAGTCAACCCGTTCCGGGCAAAGAGTATCATCGCACACTCCCTGGAGCGGAAAGGTTGGGAGCCGGAGGCCCGTGCGCTGGTCATTGGGAACATACTGACGACCGAGGGTGCGAAGAACGTCAAGAACCATCGAGAGATTGTGTCGGCCTCCGAGAACCTGGCTGGTGGGTCCAAGGTGGAGATGAAACACGTAGCTGCTGCTTTGGAGCTGCGACGGCCGAGGGGGAGGGGAGACACGTTTGCCAGCAAGATCGCTGATGTGGCTAAAGCGGCTGAGCGAGAGATGGCCAAGCTCCAGGCTTTGCTCAAGGTTGCGAAGGGTAAACGTGGGGCTACCGCAGAGACGGCGGCCGTGCTGGCCCAGGCTCTCGCCTCCCAGGCGATGCAGCAGCTAAACATGCTGTCTACGGCCTACCCAGGTATCCAGGACAGAGTGGTCGAGCCCGTCCGGGAGACTTTGTTGGAGGTGCCATCGGTGGCCCCCAGGAAAGAGCCCACGACCTTGGGCGCTGTCGGGAGCTGTTTCGTTGCTGGAGAGGGTGGACGGCCAGAGGCCCTGCGAGCTCAGTACCGCCTGGTCGAGGCGTCTCAGGTCAAGGCCTCTCACAACCCGACGGACAACTTCCAAAAGACTGAGGGTTACCCAGAGGGGCTCCAGGAGCGAGTCTACCACAAGGACCGCAGTGAGCAGCATAAGGTCAAGATGAACGCCCAAGGGCTGGCTCCGAGTATGGTGATCAACACAAACCCGGATGCTGTCAACGGCCCTCCCGTCATGACCGCTGACGGTGTTGTCCTGGGTGGGAACAGCAGGGCCATGTCGATGCAGCTCGCCTATGCGCAGTTCCCTGAGAAGGCGGCTGAGATGAAGCGCTACCTGGCCGCACAGGCTCACCAGGTTGGGTTCACTCCGGAAGATGTGGAGGCCATGGAGAACCCGGTGCTCGTTCGGGTCGTTGAGCCCGAGGACAAGAGCCCCGAGAACCTCCGACTGCTGGTTCGGCAGATGAACGAGTCGTTCACCCAGGGTATGGACCCCAGGACCATGCAGGTGGCAATGGGTCGCAAGCTGGACCAGGAGGTCCTCCAGGTGCTCGCTGCAAACATGGGCGATGGGGAGACCCTATCTGCGTTCCTGGAGACTAGCAGGGCCAAGCCGTTCATCCAGGCCATCCGAAAGGTCGGTCTGATCGACGACCGGAACGTCAACCAGTACATGAAGCCCAAGAGCGGCAAGCTCAACGCAGACGGCAAGGTTCTGGTGGCAAGGGTCCTGGTTGGACGTATGGTGGGGGACGCCGACCTGTTGTCAAACACTCGGCACAGGACCGTTGAGTCTTTGGCCAGGTCAATCCCGTACATGGTGCAGGCTCAGGCGTATGGGGACGGGTACGACCTGACGCACGACCTTCAGGTGGCCATGGGTGCATTGAACACCCTCCAGGACAAGGCGGACGCCTCTGGTAAGGGGATGCCTGGGTCGAGCATCAAGCCTGAAGAGTTCAACAGCCTGCTCCAGACGTTCAAGAACCTACCAGGGATGGAGACGACGTCTCACGAGATTCTTGTCAACGAGCGGGCCAGGGCGCTTCTTGAGGTACTGATTCGGAGACCTGGGACCAACCAGATGGCCTCGGTGTTCCGAGAGTACGCAAAGAACGCCAAACGCTACCCAGAGGGTCAGAAACAGCTCATGGCCGGAGACAACAAGACCCCATCGGAAGTCTTCCGGCACACGATCCAAGCGGTCATTGACAAAGAGGCTCGTGAGGAGGCGAGGGCGGCCGAAGAGAAGGCTCGCAAGGAGGCCAAGCAGGCTCAGGGACAGACCGGTGGGTTGGCCCTCTCGATGCAGGCCTCTAGCGGCCGCACCTTCTCCGACCTGATCAAAGGGAGGCGCTCGTGAGGATCAAGATCACAGAGACGCTGCCTGGGGAGTTGAGCGGAAACCCTGCCGAGCTCCTACACAAAGCTAACCAGGCTGTACTGGCTGCTCTGGAGAAGGCCACCGGGATGCAGAGCGAGGACCTGGTCAAGAACCTCCCCAAGGGTGGAGAGCTCGCTGTCGTGGACGAGCTGGCAGAGAGGATGCGAGAGGTGTACGAGCGCCGAACCCTGTTACTGGTAGAGGCCCTGGACAAGAAAATGACCGAGGTGTTGAACAGTGGCGACTAAGCGCAAGCTCCTGGAGCAGGCCTGGCGAGACCTTGTCTTGCTCCACCACGAGGCCATCCTCATCGAGGTCTACGGGTTGAATGCCTCTGGTGTCCCCCCGGAGCGTGTCCAGCAGATGCTTGACCAGGGCATCTTGAACCCGGCAGACCTCCAGGGTATGCAGCTCCCTGGTCTGGACAAGTCCGTTGACCCGCTGGCGTTCATGTATCGAGTGGCAAAGATCATTGAGGCGGCTCCCCCAGGGCAACGGCCGGAGATGCGAGACTGGACTATCGATCAGTGGGCCACTCAGGTCAACACATCTGTCCAAGAGACACCAGAGGCACCCGTAGACGTCCCTATCAGCCCCGTAGGCATCCCGAAACCTGATCGCAGTGCAGATGCCTCCGGTCGCCTCATCGAGCTCAACACGGTGCCTGTGGAGGTCCCTGAGTGGATGGGTACTGGAGAGGCCGCTGCGTATACCCAAGCGGCTACACGGGCAGGGGAGTTTTGTAGAGGGCTCGGTAACACCCTGGCCAACGAGGTCTCCGAGGCGGTCGAGGAGGTTTGGGAGGCTACCGGTTTGGTAGAGGAGGCTGACGCACTGCTCCGAGAGATACGCACCGCAGAGATACGGGACAAGGTGTCTGAGGCGCTTGCTACGCACAGGGACTACAGCGAGTTGGCGTTGGAGCTGGCCAGGACGACCGAGAAATACGCCCATAATTGGGAGCGCATCGCCCGCACAGAGCTCCAGGGGGCCTACAACGAGGGCGTTATCCTGGAGGCCATCGAGGATTGGGGAGAGGGTGCGCAGATCGCCAGGGTCACAGAGACCAACGCTTGCGGCCACTGTATCCGCCTCTTCCGGAACCCAGATTGGACCCCCAGGGTCTTTCCAATCAAAGAGCTGCTGGCAAACGGGACTAACGTGGGGAGACCCGCAACATCTTGGGTTGCGACGATCTGGCCGGTCCATCCGAATTGCCGTTGTGATACACTAAACGTGCCTCCAGGTATGTCAGTGAACGCTGACGGGGTCCTGGAGATGGAGAAGAGAAATGCTGATTGAGCAGAGAGATTATTTCAGCAAGTGGGTGCCTTTCGAGGTCATGAAAGGCGAGCGCAATCCTGCCAACGGCGGAGACAGCGAACCGGTTACCGGACGCATTGGCGGCATCATCAGCTCGGCCGCTGAGGATTTTCAAGGAGAGGAGCTCAACCAGGATGGATTGGACTGGTCCTATTTCCTCAAGCACGGCTGGTTCAACTACGAGCACCAGCCGGGGCCTGAGAACGTCCTGGGGCATCCTGAGACCGTGACCAAGTGTACGGCCAGGGGGAGGCCAGCGACCAGGGTGGAGGGGGTCCTCTACCTGCACAACGATAGAGCCCGCCGGATTTACGAAAACGCCCGTGCCATCCAGAAGGCCCAGGCCCCCAGGAGCATTGGGTTCTCTGTTGAGGGTAAGGTGCTCCAACGTCTGGGCAAGAAGGTCATGAAAGCCCGAGTCTTGAACGTGGCAGTTACCGCCCACCCGGTAAACCCAGATGGACGGCTTGAGGTTCTGGAGAAGGCCATGGCCAACATCGGGTATCAGCACCCTGCGACGCCTGCTGTAGGGGCACCCCTTTCGGCCCTCGTACCGCAAAGTCTTGCGGACACCCCATCAGAGGCGACATTTGCGAGGTATGCTATGGGGGTTCGCCGCATGTCCGTTGATGGGTTGGCGGCACTTTTGACAAGAACATATCCGCACCTCGCCTACGACAAGGCGATTAGCATCGCAAGAGAGGTCGCCAGGGTGGTCGGATAAGGAAAGACGCCGCTGACAAGCGGGTTGTGGACCAACTGAAGGAGAGCAAAGATGAACAAGGAACTTTTCGAGCGGTTGATCAAGGCGGGCATGTCTGAAGAAGAGGCGACCGAGATTGCGAAGGGGTACAGCCCCAATGCGGATTCTGTCGATGTGGATGCTCTGCAAAAAGCCCTGGAGGGTGTGCGGGACTCCATGACGCCTCTGGACCTGGATGACGACGACGA